GCAGAAATATACGGGCTTATAACGTCGCCAAGCTCCCTGTTCCAGGTCTCGATATCAAACCAGGCGTTTACATATTCATCGGCCGGCGCTTTTATGCCCTTGCTTTGTTCCGCCCTCGCCGCTACGTCCTCAACCACACGCAAGAAAAACCGGCCGAGGGCAGACACAAATTCCGGCTCGACCAGGTTGGACGGATATACAAGGGGCGGCAGGTGCCTCTTGGCTCCTTTTGTCCTGCTCTTGCCTTGATTGTCGCCCTGCGTCGCTCCGCCGCTTGACGTAATAGGCATCAGGTTCATAGGCAGCAACGGGACATCGCCCCAGTCAACGGGGTCCTTGCCGTCAATTGCCCGCTCCTGGTTGATGCTGGCATAGCCGGTCTCAAGGTGAGTCTTGAGCTCCTTTAACCGATATTCCCTGTCTTCTGGTACCGGATTATCGAAAGATACAAACAGGTTATCCTGCCCGTACATAGGCAATAGCTTTTCATTCAATTTCTGCTCGAACTTGCGGAGCCTCGGCAGGACGGTATCCTTGAGGTAGCGATAATCGCCGGCCTCCGCATTAGCCCTATTGACGTCGTCGGTTGTCAGCTTCGAGACAGGGACGCCAAACACGGCCGCAATTTCGTTCATAGTTGCCTTGCGGCCCTGGAGGTAGGCCATCTCCTTCGGGGTAATGCTTACCTGCTTAATATCGGCGCCGCCGTACAACCAAATCGGCTTACCTGCGTTCTTAAATCCGCCGTATTTCTGTCGGAAATATCTTTCAACCCGCTTCTGCTCCGCCTCCGGCGGCTTGCGACTATCGGCCGGCAAGATGATAGCTATATCGGGCCGGCCCTGGTTGAGCATAAGATGGGCCTCGTACTGGTTCATATACTGCGAAAGGTCGGCGGCCGTTACGCAGGCCTGGAGAGGCCCCATGCCGTAATAGCTGTTTTTCGGATTTACATACTTGAAATGTACAATTTCATCCGGCTCGAAACGCTCTTTCTCGGTCGAGGATATCGTGTATTCATAGGCCTCGATAAACGCCTGCTTGCTCGGGATTATCTTGATATTCTGTGGCATCAACGGCCAGATTTCAACCGGCAAACCGGACGGGTCACGCATTATCCACCAGTACGCATTGCCAAAAAGCTCCTGGTGGAGGAAGGAGAGCTCGAAGAGGTCAAACTGGTTCATATTGCTGTTGACCCGCCGAAGCAAATCGAGCAGCGGATGCTCAAGCACCTCGACAATCTCTTGGCCCGTCCGTGCAAATCTCGATGTCGTGGGCGATTTCGCCAGGTAATCGGACTGCTCTTTGCTTACCGGCCGAGTCTCGAACAGGCTTTTGGCCCTGCCCTTGGGCTTGACGGCGTAAAGCCTTAACGGCACCTGGGCGCAATTGATGGCGTTGTAATGGGCACAGGCATAGACCCAGCCCCTGTATTTTTCGGCCAGCGCCTTGTAATCCTCGGCTGGATAGTACGGCCTGCCCGCCTGGAAAGAGGCAATGGCAAAGCCCGAGGGATTGTTACGCCTTATTCTGCCTTTTACCCAGCTTATAAGTCCCATTTTATCTGCTTAAACAAAAAGCCCCGCCAAGACAAACGGTCAACCCTCGGGCATACCCGCCCGATGTCGCCGCAAGCCTTGGCAGGGCTTCGCCTTTCGTAAGGTAGAAGCCGTTAGCCGTCGGCTCTAAATCTCTTTATGACCGTATCAACATCGGCTTGAACTATACGGCCCTGGTGCACCTGGAAGCTGCAATGCAACGAGCCGTAGCCAAGCCTCTCAGCCTCTTCTTTCAATTTTGCCCAGATAACATCTATATTGTCAATTGTTTTTTCGCCCGTTTTCGGCTCAATGTCGGTATAATGACACGCAAACTCTTTAATATCCGTTACTTGCGAACTGCATTTTTTTTCGCTATCAGTTTTCATCCAGGTCCCCACCGGTTATAAATTCAAGCTCCGGGTCGTAAGTCATCTCGTCTTTTGCTACGTCCGTTCTCTCTCTCTCGGTTTCCATTTCCAGCTCTTTTTTGTCTTTATAATCCGGACCGACAATAACGCCTGCGCCCCTCAATCCCGTCACCTTCGTCACCGCATACCGCTCTGCGTCCATCAGGTGGTCTCTGAACTTGACCGGCTCCGGCAACGGGTTGCCGTCCTTGTCGAGTTTCCACTTGTAGCCGCGCTTTTCCTTGATGAGATTGGCGCTGTCGCTTGTCACGTGGACCGTCATCGCCCTGATGGTGTTGATGCCGTACCGGACGGAGTCCGGGCCCTTGATAGCGGGATGGACGTTATAGCCTGCATCGGCAATCTCGGCAATCGATTTAGGTTCCGCCGAGTCGGCAACTATCATATCGTTCTTGTCGGCAATAATACGACTTAACCGCTCGATTATCTGCCTGTTGGACAAGCCGGCCTCGTAGATATGCTCCCGCTCATATATCTCGTTTTCGGATACGAACCGTATCTCAACGAGGGCCGTTGGGTTCGAGCTGTAGCCGAAATCCAGTCCCCATACCCGTTCCCTGTACCTTTCCGGCATCTCATCAACGATGTCCCAGTTGGTATATATAATCTGTGTCGGCATCGCCCACTGGCCGAGGCGATAAATCTTGTAATATTCCTCATCCTGGTTGATAAGCTCATCAAGCTGCTTGCGCTCCATCTCAGTCAAAAACGGGTTCATATCGCAGTTGGCTTGGATAACCATATCGTCCGGCCCGGGCTGCTCCGTCCTTATCCGCAACCACTCGTTGCCTATCGGGTCAATTGGATTGAAGGTCAAATACCGCTGATTGATAACGCCCGGCGTATGCTCTCGGCAGGAGATGTTGAGTTGCAGGAAGTCCCGCTCGATAAACTCCGTTGCCTCCTCGAACCAGATATGGTTGACACCCTCGATGGATTTCTTCTTCGCGGCATCGTCAATTGAGTCGAAATATATCTTGTTGCCATTCGGGGCGGTTATGATAAGCTCGGTGCGGTTAATATCGTAGGGGATATTGATATCGTTAAGTATCTTCTCGATGAGCCGCAGGCAGCTTGCACGCACCTCCGGGCGGGTCTTACGGACAACCAGTATGCCGATGTCTCTTTGTTTCAGCAGCTTCTCGACAATCAAGTGCTGGGCCACCGTCCAGCTCTTGCCGCTCGATGCGCCGCCGTAAACAAAGTTAAAGCGCTTCGTGCTGTCCTTGAGAGCCAGGTAAAGCCTTTTGTTGACTCTCAACCTGGCGGGGTTGGTTATCCTCTCCATCGACTACTGCACTCCTTTGCTCGGTTGGTACGCTGCCGGCATCAACGTAAGTAATCTCAATCTGGTGGACGGGGCGGCTGTCCGGGCCGCCTTCCAAGAATTGCTCAAGCCTTATAAGCCTGTCAAGGTCGGCATATGTGCTGGCCGTCTTATCCTCGCCGGATTTGATTTTCTCGTAGAGGCGGTTCTTCGCAAAGCGGACAATCTCCAGGTTCTCCTTCAACCGCTTGACAACCTTGTCTTCCTCGCGCTTGAGCGCCTTCTTCTTGAGCTCGGCAAGGCGCTTATCCCACTTGTCAATCTTCTTGTACTTCTTGGCCGTGAGCCAGTGGACATTACAAAGCTTCTTCACACCGTCTATAGTCTCTGTCTGGCAATAAGCCAGAAACATTTCGAGTCTTTTCTTGGAAGATAAAGCTCCAGGCATATTTATTTAATCTCTTAACTTATTCTCTACATATAGATTAAGTACATCAAGTATATTATATATAATAATAATTATACTATGCATAGGTATTTATTTTTCTAATTTCTCCCTGTCACTGTTGATGCCTTTTATCATCTCCGCCAATTGCTCAACGTCCTTAAGGACAAGATCAATCGTCGATTCTGCGTATGTTATGCTGCTTCTCATATCCCGCAAGATAAGATTGTTGCCGTAAAGCTGCTTGATTTTGTCAGCTACAATCCACGCACTTTCAACGTGGTCCATGGCCTTCTTAAGACTTGTTTGCAAAATATATACTTGTCGCAAAAGAATGTCTCTTTTTTGTTCGTCTGCTTGGCTGTTATCATCTGTCTTAAGGTTTTCGTTTTCCATTTACTTTAATCTCCTTCTTAATCTTCTCATAAAACGTTATTGCACTTCTGGCATAGCCATCTACCGCTTGTTGTATAGATGTAATAATCGAGCTTGTCGCATCTTTCGCATCGGTAAACGTGGCAATCTCCAGACGCTTGTTTTTTTATACAAGGCTTTTTATATCTCTTTTTTAAGTTCTTACATCCTGTTTTCATACATCAGGAACTCCAGGAAGGAAAGTAACTTGTAAGCATCAAAGTAGATTTCCACCAACTCTTTTTCCGTCGTTATTATGTGTACCGGTACCTTCCTGCAAACAGCCGCTATGATACCCAGCCTGAAGGCGTCGCGGGTATTTTCCGGCCTGTATATTATCTTGTTGTCTTCAAATCTTACCTGCATTGTTTTGTACCTCCACAATCTGCCTGTACTGGGCAACTAACTTGTCATAAGTAACTTTAATCCGGCCCCAGACCTTAACTTTCGTAAGTACACTGCCAGGCGGTTTGTAATGTTTAGCATCTTTTGGAGATAAAGAGGCGTGATAGCCTCTGGCACATAGCTCTATCTCTGGCTCATACAACACCTGGCCTATTCTAACAATCGAGCCGTTTCGCGTGACAAATTTCCCTGGTTCCTGGGCCGGCTTGATATAATGGTAGGCCAACCACGCCTTATCTTGAGGTACCTCCATCACTGTGCCGCTGTAGCTATAGCCGTCGCCGCAAATGGAGCCATTACCGTATCCGTATCGACCGGTAT